TGCAGTTTGGCAGACCTATGATGGGTGTGCCAAGGTTAGCAGAGAAAATAACAGGAAGCCCTTTTTTGAGTAGCCCACTTGAGGACTACCCCCCAAGTAATCACATTCAGCAATCGCAGATTGCTAGACAAGGCTACGGAGGAGGTTTGGGTGGCTTTGGTCGTGACATAATGGGAAGAGTTAGCGAAAGAAGCAGAGGAGATGTAGATAATTTTCTTGGTGAAGTAGAAGGTATGGCAGAAGATAGGTTCGACATAGAGCTAGGTCAACAACAGCGAGGTATGAGTGGCAAAGGTCAAGTACCTAGGATGATGCCATATGATGACCCAAGAATGATTAGAGCTATGAATGAGGGTGGTGTTGTTAATATGTTTGGTGGTGGCTTGAATCAATTTAAAGATTATGGTGGTAATTTTATACCAAAAGTTAAGCCTAGACCCCCAAGTTCAAGTATATATGTGGACAAAGGAACAGTTATAAATGAACAAGCTGAATGGGATAAGAACGAAGGTAAGTTTTATAATATAGACGGAACACTTAAAGACGAGTTTAAGAATACTACAGGGTCACCTGCAACTAATACTGGTGGGCAACCTGATTCTATGCGTGATGCACAAAGAATGATCGATATTAACGAGATACCTGAACCACCAGAAAAGAAAGATGAAAAAGATGATGAAGGTGATCCTGATCCAGACGGCACTGGTGGAGGAAATTATCTATCAAGCTTAACAGATAGTCTAAATAAATTTAGACAGGAAGCAAAAGAAAGTGCTGATAAAGACAAGTATCTTGCTTTAATGCAATCAGGGTTAAGGTTAGCTCAAAGAGGTCAGTTAGATGACGTAGGTGAAGGCATTAAAACACTATCTGCCTCAAACAAAGCCTACAGAGATAGAATGGCTCAAATGCAAGGTCTGGAAGCAAAAATAGGCATAGCAGGAGCGACACTAGCTCAGAAAGATAGAGCAGTGCAAGCGGCTATTACGAAAGCGGCAAACAAAGCAGGACTATCAGCAAAAGATGCTTTAGCTAGGTACACAAAATTATCAACAGATATTATAACTCTAAAAACAAAACTAAGAACAGAAGATGTATCTATGGATGATGCAGAGAGAGCATCGTTAATGGCAGAACTAAAAGAGATGGAAGAGGTAAGAGATATTTTGCAGGGTCAGGCAAAAGGTCTTATGGGAGACAATATTCTAGATACTGATCTAACAGATATGTTAAAGGAGTTATACAAAACTACGTCACCTACAAAAGAAGACAAGTAGGTGGTAAATGGCATTTAAGCTAATACAAAGCCCTACAACTGGAAAATATTATCCAGTTAACATTGCAGGAGAAACTCCTACTGAAGACGAAAAGAGAAGAATAGCTGAATACCTATTCCAAAGAGAAAAACCCCTAACACCAGTAGAAGAGACCCCAGAATACGAGGCTAGATCAGGTATTTTGGGTGCTATTGACGTTGGCACTGACTACATGGGTAATCAGATCGGTTCTACACTACAGGGTATTGGTAAATCATTAGGCATAGATTCACTAGAGAATTATGGTGGTGAGATGGCTGAATCCTATGCTGAGTCAGGATCGCAAAAAGCCGAAGGACTAACAAGATTAAATGAAGTAGAAGGCGTAGGTTCAGGAGCAAAGTTTGTTGGTGAAACACTAGGTCAGGCAGCTCCACAGATAGGAACAGCAATAGCCGCAGGAACTGCTTTAGCACTTGCCGCACCTGCGTTGCCTTTTGCCGCAATTGTAGGTGGTATAGCTGTTACACTGCCTTTGTTATATGGTGCTAACAGAGAAAGACAAAAAGAAGCAGACATATCGGCAAACAGACCTGTAGAAGTAGACGAAGGGGCGGCTTTTATAACAGGTCTTGGTCAGTCAGCTTTAGAAAGCTTGAGTCTTAGATTTCTGACATTAGCTAATAAGTCAGGTCTAAAAGTTAACGCTAACTTTTTTCAAAAAGTAGATGAAGCAGGTAATCCTATAGAGGTTGCAGGTTTATTTACAAAGCTATCAAAGAAAGCTCCTAGAACAGCTAGAGTAGCAGGGGCAGTCGGAACAGGAGCTAGTTTAGAAAGTGCTACAGAGGTTGGGCAACAGCTTTTGGAAAGAGCGCAAGCAGGTCTAGACATATTTAGCGATGATGCTCTGGCAGAGTATTTAGAGGCAGGAGTAGCAGGTGGTATAGTTGGTGGTACATTAAAAGGTGGTGTTACTGCCATATCTAAGTCACCAGAAGCTATAGAAGCACAGAAAGAACTTAGAAAGAGAAATGAACTAGATGAAGACGATGCTATAGAGAGTATTGATGACCAAGAAGCATTTAACAAAGTAAAAGAGCAGTTAAACGAAGAGCAGTTAAAGATACAGGCAGATCAAGGTGGTCTAACAAATCAGAAGCTATCAGAAGCAGAAATTGCAAGAGAGGCTACTAGAAGAACAAAAGCGCAGAGAAACGTAGAGCCTGATGAGTTAACAGAAAAAGAAAAAGAACAGATAAGACTTTTTAGAGTACGAAACGATATAAACCCAACAAAACCCATAACACTATCAGAAGTAAACTCTGTTTTAGGTGTTAAGACAGCAGAAAGACTAGCATCAGAACAAGGTTTAGCAGGACCTGCAGCAACAGAGTCACGATTTAATAAGTTAAAAAAGAAAAAGCCGTACAGTCAAAATCAAATTAACAAAGTTCTTACGGCTATTAGAGGAACAAAGAAAGAGAATCTTTCAGAAATAGAAATTGATAATCTAATAAGAAGAGCAATTAAGACCGAATCATTTGACCTTATAGAGGCAGTTAAAAATGAACTCATTGAGTTAAATAAGATAAGGGTTACAAGAAGAGGTGAATTTAACACTGATACAAAAGCATTAAAGCCAATCGGTAAAGCTGAGTTTAAAACAACATTTGATTTAGAAGGTGATATTGGTAAAGAAGCCGACAGGCTAGAGACAGAAACCAACAAAGCTAAAGTAGACCTAGACAATCAAAAGAAAGAAACAGAATCACTAGAGGCTAGAGTTCTTAGATTTGAGCAATTAAGAAACTTAGACCTATATGATCCAGAAAATATAAAGCTAGTAAATCAATATTTAAAAGCAGAAGAAGGGGAAAAGTTTACAAAGATAACCCCACAGAATTTAAATAGGAAGAAAGTTGCTAGTGTGTCAGCTAGAATTAATAGGCTGTTAGGCAAAAAAGGTTCATTAAAAGAAGAGCCTACAGGTCTTAGGAAAGCTCTTAAAAACTCTAAAGAAGAAGAAGATAAATTTGTAGGATTTATAGAGAATAACGAAAATGCATTAAAGTCTATGAACACTAGTGATTTTAGTGTTGAGAACCTGAAGTATGGGAAAGAGGGCGTTAACAAAGACGATACTAATCCAGAGGTATTGCAAGATAGACTAAGATTTAAACAAAGAGTTCTTAGAGAAAAAGTAGCAACAAACAAAAGAAAAGCTCCAGATAGAACCAATGAGGAGAAAAAAGCGGCTACACAAGAGGTTCAAAAATTAAGAAAAGATATAAAAGAATTAAAAGACATAATAGCTAATCCTCCAGATAGTGTTCAAAAAGATCAGGCTAAGAACGATGGTAACTCCATTAGAGAGACAGCAAAGGTCAATGCTAAGAAAAGATTAAAGCCTAGATATAGAAGCACGTTAAAGTCTATGAGGTCAAGCTTGGTTAAATATCTTAACAAGATGAACTTAGCTAACGACATTATTATAAAATCAGAAAACATAATAGACCCAGATCAAGATTTCGTTACATACGCTGAAGAGGGTAAGGGTGCTGACGGCAAAAGAATAATAAGCATAGCTATGGACTTGTTTGACCCTGATACTGTCATGGACGAAGAGGGGGCAAAGACTGTCTATAAAAGGCTAAAAAGCACTTTAAACCATGAGATATTGCACTCTCTCAGAGAGCTACAACTTATTACAGAGGCAGAGTACCAACAACTAGTGAAGGCTGCGGCTACTAGGAACAGAGTTGTTTTTGTTGACGGCAAGAAAGTCACGAGGAATTACACCTACTTAGACCATGCGAAGCATCTTTATAAGAAAGAGATGTTCCCAAATATGTCAGATCAAGAGTTTAATGACATGGTGCAGGAAGAGTCAGTGGCTGAAATGTTTAGGGATGTACTTGATGATAAGCTACCTATGACAGGCAAGCCAAAGACAATACTAAACAGAATTATAGAGTTGTTCCGATCTATATTCTTAGCACATCAAGACAATGGCATAGTCTCTGTTGAGCAGATATTTGAAGATGTTCGGTCTGGTAAAATAGGAGATACTAGAGAAGCTAGACAAAAAGAAGGTAAACGTGGGAAGAGATTGTCTATTAGTAGAGTTCTAGAAGATGCAGAGAATAACTACGAAAGCTATAAATATAAGAACAAACTATTCAAAGAAACCATAGCAAGTATGGAGAAAGAAGGATACAAGTTCGATCCTATAACAATAGAGTTCCTGGGTCTAAAGGAAGGCATGGATATAGGCGCACCCAGAGAGCAATATGTAGCAAATCTATTCACTGACAGAGGTCTAGAGTTCTTACAAGCTAGACACTCAGGCAATAGACGTAGAAATGTAGCTATGTTGTTTCAAGATAAGGTTGGCTTTAGTCAACAAGAAATAGACAGACAGCCCCAAGAAAATGACATGAGCTTTGAGCCTAACCTAGAGGCTCTAGAGAAGATTAGATTCGATCTATGGAAGATCACACAGGCTCAGTTGGTGCATTTGCCAAATAGAATCCCTATCTTCAGGATAGGACCTGTAGACTCTAAGAACCTGTATAAAGGCGAAATGCATTCTTACTCTCTCACTCCAAACCCAAGATCAATGGGTTTGTTTAAGAACAAGAGAAGCTTTGCCTATAGGGAACACATAAAGCAAAGAAAGAGAGAGATTGGTTTATTTGGTCGAGGTCAAGTAGAGCCAGAGATACAGGGTTATCTGGTTGATAAAGAAGATATAGTTGTCGCTCCTAATCTAGGATATGGAGATATATTTAACAATGACCCAGAGCAAGAGGTTGTTGTTAGACCTAGTGATGTTATGAGAGTTGACATAGCAGAGTATGAAAATGTCTACGGCAAGTCAGATGTAAGCCTACGAAAGTCTGTTGGTAGAAAGATGTATAGTCAGCATGACATAGAGAGAGGTCAAGAGCAACTTGAGGGCTATGCAGAATATATTGAGAATGGCGTGGAGGGAAATAAATATATCTCACAGAATGCTGGTACTGCATTTTTAGTTGGCTTAGAAAATATGCATGAGAACATAAGAGATAGTTGGGCTGACTTAGGGTTTTATAATGAAGATTTTCCTGTACAGAAAGTTAAATCTAAAAAATACGAGAGTGAAGAGTACACCATGAAGGGTATGCTTGATGATTATAATTATATTGAGACTATAGCTTTAATTTCACTTGGTAACTATGATTATGCGAGAGAAAGCATTCTAGAACAAGAAAGAAATCTAGAACAATCTGACATACAAAAAAGTCTAAAAAATCTTGCTGATGCATCCCAATTAAGAATAAAAACAGCACCCAAAGAAGAGTTTAAGAGAAAGTCAATCGGTAGACTTATGAAGAATCGAGTTCTTTATAATATGTCCTCTATACCAGATGTAGACCCTCAGACGCTAAAATTTAAAACCAAGCTTGGTCAAGATGATGTTGAAAGAACCTTGGTTCAAGCAGTTCGTGCTTACTTAGAAGAAAGAATAGCAAGAACAGGTCAAGACTTTAGATTAGAATACACTGATACTAATCCAGAGACGTTTGAGCAGATAGCAACCATAATGGCAGCAGAGGCAGAACTAGCGTTAGCTAGAGATGGAAACGCTATAGGTTGGTATGACAATAAGCTAAAACTAGCTAAGAAACTATTTGCACTAGCTCATCCAGAGTTGATGCCTGACCCAGAAACTATGTCACCAATAGAACTTCTTGAGGCTAAAAAAAGTGAAGCAGTATTCGATTACGCTCTAGCTGTTACATCTAACGGAACATCAGTTGTAGATAACGCTAAGTACGCAATGCAAGCATATAGATCATGGCTTGATACAGGTAGATTTGAGACTCAAGGAATAAAATATGGAAAGCAAATAGATGCTATGAAGAAAGCATTTGAGTTCTACAATGCTTTGTTAGAAAGGTATCAAGGAAACACTATAGGTATTGCAGAGCTTCTAAATGAAAAACTGTCAGTAAGAGACATAAAAAATAATGAGTTTATAAAACAAATAGAAGAAGATTACGGACTAAATCTAACTAAGAACCTAGCTCAAGAAACTGTAGATACAGTGGTTAGTGTGTCTGGATTAATAGGAGCTAAAATAGGAAATGGTTTCTATCAGAACCTACGAGGTAACTACGAGAGCCTTACGATGGATAGATGGTGGCAGAGATTCTACAATAGAATTACTGGAAACCCATTCTATGAGACACAAGATAAAACAAAGATAAGAGCGTACAACGACTTTATAACCCAACTAAAAAGACCAAAAAGAGAATTACCTAAGATAGATAGAGATGCTCTTAGTGCAACTATGGAGGCTATGGGCAATCCTATAATTAAGAAAGGAAGGTTCGATGGAACTATTCAAGAGGTAGATTCTAACGTAATAAATATGGCATTAAAATTTGTTGCAGAAAGAAATAAACTTTATGGGTCTATATCTGAACAGGGAACGGAGGATATGCCACTTGGTTCTGTCAGAAGTAGAAGAATAGCAGAAAACAGACGTAAAGCAGGTATAGATAAAAATACCGAGATGTCTCTTGTTGCTAATAGAATGGACAAGAATTTTGGGGAAAGCCTACAGGAAACACCAAGAACTGGAACAGAACGAAGTTATATGAGAGATGCCTCACGAAGAGCAATAAAGATATTAGAAGAAGATAACATAATAAAACCTGGCACATTAACGATGGCTGATTTCCAAGCTTTAATGTGGTTTCACGAAAAGAGTTTATTTAAAGACCTAGGCGTGGCTCAAGGTAGTGGTCGTGAGAATGACTATGTAGACGGAGCAATAGAATTTTTAAGAGAGGAAGGTTTAAGCGATGACAATATTCAAGAAGCACTCCCCACAACAGACAGATTCAGAGTCACTGGTGGGGTTAATCCCAACACAGGAAATGCCGAGGTTAGTACTAGAGCTTCAGAAGTTAGTGGAAAAATCCAAAAGTTCCAGAGCCAAGAAGAAGTCAACCAAGACATTGCCCAAAGAAACAAAAGACACACAGACAGGGTAGAAGAAAGACGTAAGAGCATTGGTCGTATAATGACGGCTAAAGTGAAGGAGAACTCTAAGACAGAGAATACGCCTAGGGCTGACGTAAAAGAACACAATCACAAAATGATGTATACAGCCTCCTCTAACGCCATAGCCGCAGCATTGCAAGGTGCATCTAAGTTCAAGAGGCTATATGGTGGCAATCCTTTAGACACAGAACAGGCTAGAAAAATATCTGATAATTTTCTGAGGATAGTTCAAGACAGAACAATACCAGTTGGTAGGATGATAGATAACCTACAAAAGCAAGGTCTTAAACTTACGGATGCTATCGACCCAATTCTTAGAGAGCAGTTACTTCATGGTAAAGTTGGAGACTTGCTAGATAGGAAAACAAAAGGAATATATAAAGCTGTATTAGAGGTTATTCAAAGATTTAAATTCACTGATGCCGAGATAGAAGAGCTAAAAAGAATATCTCAACAGGCATCTGACCCAGATCAAGATGGATATATCAAAACAGCTATAGACTCTTTTAAGCCTAGCTTATTTAAAAGACTTCTTTATGGAGAGGATAGTAAGCAGTTGGTTATGGCAGAGGCATACTTATATGCTCTTCATGCAAAAGAAAGAAACGCTTACGTTGCCAGAATAGATGTAAACGGAGTAAACAAAAACAAAGATCGTGGTTCTGGAATGTCTAACGCTGAAGCTAATGCTATAATAGATTGGTTTGATAGCAAAAAAAGTTATAGCAAACTTTTACAGGATTTGCAGAGAACTGTTCAGGATGTTGTTAAAGACACTAACCAAACACGACAAGATGGTGATCTAGTGGGTATTTTTGCTAATGGATCGGGTTGGGAAAACTATGTTCCATTAAAAGGAGTGTTTCACGCTGAAGATGAGACACAGGATTATACAAGTAAAGGTAGATACACAAAGCCTTTATATGGAGACAAAGGCTCTCCAGACATGAAAGTAAAAGGTAGATTAGACTACTCTCCCAACATACTTGCTAATCTATTCACACAAAACTCTAACTCAACCATAAATGTAGAGCGAAATAAAGTCGGTCTAGCAATGTTAAACTTAATAAGAAAAGACCCAGATATGCTTAGAGAGTTTGCTTACATAGATAATATAACTGACAAAAAGAGAGTTGTGGATGCTAGGACAGGAGTGTTAAGCACTCGTCCTGTTAGCTCCGTAGAAGTATGGAACGATAAGCACAAGTTTATAGTAAAAGAAGGTGGTCAGGAGATTGTAATCCACTTTACAAGTCCTGTCATAGCAGGTGCTTTTAGAGGTGATACAGGTATTCAGATATTACCCGAATCAGTAATATCAAAATTAGGAAAATTTAATAGATTTCTTTCAAGCATCAACACATCCTATAACCCTGCTTTTATAGCCCCTAACTTCTTTAGAGATGTCCAGACTGCTTTGGTCAATATAGACCAATATGAAGGAGAAAACCTAAAGACATATGTATTTAAAAATGCTTTTAGAATGTCTCGTGGTGTGTTTAGAGCCGAGGCAAAAGGAGACGTAGATACCGAAGAGGCACTTCTATATAAAGAGTTTGTTGAGATGGGTGGTAAGAACGTCAACAACCAGATGACAACTCTAGAAGACCAAGCCAATGACATCAGCAAGATACTAAACACAATATCAGAAGGTGGATTAGTTGGAAACGCCCAGAAAATGAAGAATGGATGGGCAGGTAAAGGCACTAAAACTGTATTGAGTATGGTTGAAAACATGAATACAGCGGCTGAAAATGGTGTTCGTGTAGCAACATACAAGGCTTTGTTGGATACAGGTAAATACAGTAAGGAACAAGCCGCCCTAGCCGCCCGTAACATAACAGTGAACTTTGCCAAAGGTGGTGAATTAAAAACACAACTTAACTCATTATTCTTATTCTTTAACGCATCACTACAAGGTTCGTTTGCATTGCTTAACGCATTTTCAAAATCATCTAAAGTTAGAAAACTGTGGATGGGTATCTTTGCATTCTCAATGCTAATGGATCAATTGAACGCACTAATATCTGATGAAGACGAAGAAGGTATGTTGGAGTACGACAAGATAACCGATTTCATGTTAGAGCATAATATAGTTATAGGTAACTTACCTGCCGCAGGTATAGAAGCAATGACAGGTAAAGACTTAGAATACAAAACATTCATCACTATACCTCTCCCTTACGGGGTTAACATGGCTTATAACTTTGGAAGATCACTGAGCCGAAGAACAAGAGGTGGGTACACAGCCGCACAGACTACTAGTTCTATATTCTCCACTACGCTTGAGGCAGTCAATCCACTTGGTGGAGCAGAGAGTGTAGGCAATTTAATATCTCCAACAGTTCTAGACCCAATAGTAAGTATTAATCAGAACCTAGATTACGATGGCACTCCGATTTACAAAGAGGTATCTCAGTTTGCAGTAGGCAC